CATGGCTCTCAACAAATCAAATGTGTTAAAAAAAAATAGAAACATTAAGCAAAAAACAGATATAACACAATTATTTAAGTTAATATACGAAAAAAAGAGTTTTTTTGCATTAATTTTAATAACTTTAGTAATTCAGCTTTACATTACTTATTATGTAAGTGAAAATTTTGATATAGAAAAAGATGAAGATACTAAAACATTCAACCCTAAACTTATTGCCGCATATATAACTGCCTTTATATTAATTCTAATTCTAGCGCTTATTACTATGCCACCAGAGTTAAAATTTATTTTATTTTCTCTCTTTTCTTGCGCGTTTGGAGTAATTTTAGGATATAGAAAGTCTCGTTACGATCCAAACACATTAAAAACAGCATATATAGGAACAATTAGCATTTTTGTTTCAATGTTTGCGTTTGGAGTAGCACTAATAGCAAGCAACATTAGATTAGGTTATATGTTTGGTCTAAGTTTGTTTTTTGCCCTGTTATTTTTACTGATTATAAGCATTGTTCAGTTTTTTATTATTCAATCTTCTTTTCTTTATAAAATATTAGTAATATGTTCCTTAATGTTATTTTCTGTTTACATTGTATATGACACAAATAGTATATTACAGCGCGATTATGGTGGGGATTTTATATCAGCATCATTAGCTTATTATTTAGATATAATAAATATTTTTTCCAACCTATTAAGTGTAAGTGGATTTGATGAATAACTATTGCTATTGCTAGTACAAGTCTATGGTGTAGGAATGAAGTTCCAACCCAAATCTAAACAAATCTTTTTCCATATTTGGTCTTGTTCTACACGCTTTTCTCTGTCTTTTAACATAGGAAAATAGGGCAAAAAATGCGTTTCATTTAATAATTCACATAATTTATAAAGTGTATAATAATAATTCAAAAAATTAACGCGCTCTTTTGGGCAATATTTAGAATATGGTTTTTGTAATTCAATAAATAGATTACATAATGTTTCTTCCAATTCGGAACTCATTATTGGTGGTTTTATACCTAATTTATCTTTAATAAATGGTATGTGTTCATAATATTTATTATAACCTAAATTCTTCAAAATTTCCTTTGTTTTATTATTTGTTAGCTCATTAATGCTAATGCGTTCTTTCTTGATTTTATATTTAATATTTTCAAACACTTCATCAGGAATATTTGTGCTTTCTTTTGCCTGAAATTGTGCCAATATTTCCTTTAAATGATTAATTCGTTTATAAGCATAAAAAGAAACTTCTTTAGGTGGTTCTTTATATGATGGTTTATCGATTTCAATTAAATTTTTAATAATATTAGAGCAATTATTACAAACCGATATGCCATCAGACTCCACATAAACCATTTCACCTCTATTACACACACTACAAATATCAGAAGGATATATAAAATTGTCATAATTTAAATATAAATAATCAATATTGTTAAAATATTTATCAATTGAATTTTTTGTGCTATTGTTAGCATTAGCATTAGAACTAGCACTAGCATTAGAATTAGAATTTGTTCCATTATATTCGTCATTATGTGATGTAGAAAAAAATTTGTGTATTATATCATTTTTGTTTGGATTAGTTGTTATTAAATCACTATTAGAATTAGAAATATTTTTTTTATTTTCAAAGTAATCAAATATATATTTTGAATTATTTAAATAATATTCATTCTTTTTTCTCTCAAGAGAATGGATTAAATTCTTATATTTTTTTATATTTTCAATTAGAGTTTGATTTTTAAGACTATTATTAGAATTTTGTAATAACGATTCCAGCTTTTCTATAATTTTTAAATATTTAGGAATAATTACTTCCTCATTTTGTTTAAACGAATTACTTATTTCATTATGCTTACTATCCAATGTTGTTTTAATAATATTTGCTTTTTTCATAGCTACTTATAATATTAGTATATTATAATGTTTATTATTATATTACAATATATTGAATAATATTTATTGATTATTAATATTTAATAATTAATTAATAATTAAATTAATTAATTAATAATTAAATTAATTGTAAAAATTTTTTTTCTTTAGGAATATTATAAAAAAATGGCTGGTGGTTTAATGCAATTAGTCGCCTATGGCGCTCAAGATGTATATTTAACAGGTAATCCCCAAATTACTTTCTGGAAGGTCACATACAGACGTCACACTAATTTTGCGATGGAGTCCATTGAACAAACATTTAACGGACAAGCGGATTTTGGTCGCCGTGTTACTTGCACTATTTCAAGAAACGGTGATTTGGCTTATCGCACATATTTACAATTAACTCTTCCCGAAATTGGTCAATCATTATCTGAACCCAAAGACAATGTATATGCTAGATGGTTAGATTTCCCAGGCGAGCAGCTAATTTCACAAGTTGAAGTTGAAATCGGTGGTCAGCGCATTGACCGTCAATATGGTGACTGGATGCACATTTGGAATCAGCTCACTTTGTCCAAGGAACAAGAGCGTGGTTATTACAAGATGATTGGCAATACCACACAATTAACATATGTATGCGACCCTACATTTGCGGCGGTTGATGGCCCTTGCTCGGCTGATGGTGTGCGCCAAGTTTGCGCTCCACGCAAAGCGCTACCAGAAACCACTTTATACATTCCTCTACAATTCTGGTATTGCCGCAATCCCGGCTTAGCTCTACCTTTAATTGCGCTACAATATCACGAAGTTAAAATCAATTTAGACATTCGCAACATTGAAGAGTGCTTGTGGGCTGTATCTAGTTTAGATGGACAAGGCACAAAAATTACTAATGCATACAAACAATCATTAGCCGCTGCTTCGCTATTTGTTGATTACATTTTCTTAGATACCGATGAACGCAGACGTATGGCGCAAAATCCACACGAATATTTAATTGAACAGTTACAGTTCACTGGCGATGAGTCGGTTGGTTCATCGTCCAATAAAATTAAATTAAATTTGAATCATCCATGCAAAGAATTAATCTGGGTCGTTCAGCCAGATGCCAACGTCGACTATTGTGCGTCATTAGTTGCTGGTTCTGCGCTAAATACATTATTGGGAGCTCAACCATTCAATTACACCGATGCTTTAGATGCCTTGCCAAATGCGGTTCATGCGTTTGGTTCAAAGACAACAATTAGTGGAACTAACGAATTTATTAATACTTCAGGTGCTTTTGAAGACATGTGGGCAAATCAGATTAAACCAGCATCTATTAGTGGAACACCTGTAAGTGTTACAAATGCTGCAGGTGTAAGAATAGATCTTGGGGTAACCAATACTGGTGGTCTAATTGCTGGAGCTCTACCAGGTACACAGGCGCGTGGACCACTAGGAGAAAATAATATTGAAGACTCGGGTGTATCTGATGCCGGAACCTTTGTTTTAGCTGAAACTGCGTTAGACATGCATTGCTGGGGTGAAAATCCAGTTGTAGTTGCCAAATTACAGCTTAACGGTCAGGATCGCTTTTCGGAGCGTGAAGGCACCTATTTTGACCTCGTTCAGCCATTCCAGCACCACACCCGTGCACCAGACACCGGCATTAATGTGTATTCGTTTGCTCTAAGACCTGAAGAGCATCAGCCATCTGGCACCTGCAATTTCTCGCGCATTGATAATGCTACTCTCCAATTAGTATTGTCGAACGCTACAGTTCAGGGTGTAAATACTGCCAAAGTTCGCGTATATGCGGTTAACTACAACGTTCTTCGTATTATGTCGGGTATGGGTGGCTTAGCATATTCCAATTAAATTAAAGTCAAATAAATCAAATAAGTCAAATAAGACAAATAAGACAAATAAGTCAAATAAGACAAATTTTATAATAATAATATTATTTAAATAATAATATTATTTTACTATATTAGTATTAGTTCTAATGCAAATAATTAGTGTTAAAAATAGTTTTTATTTTACATATGTATTTTTAATTACTACAGGAGTAATTACATTTATTGAGGCATTACGAAACCCTATTCCACAAATTCGCCATATTATGAATTTAGAAACTTGTATATCAATTATTGCTGGTTATTTTTATGGAGTATTTATAGAACTATTAGATAAATCAGAAGAAAAAAGTGTATTAACACAAGAAACACAAATTACACAAAAAACACAGCTAACACAAAAAACGCAAATAACAAATGAAATAAAAAAAACAGCAGAAAAAGACACTGCTCCATTAACTAGTCCAGACTCTGAACATAAACTACTAATAGAGAAAATAAATGATATGCGCTATTCTGATTGGGTAATTAGCACACCATTAATGTTATTAGTATTATCTCTCGTTTTGGGTTATGAAAATAAAGTAGACGTCCATTTTTTTTCATTTGCATTGGTCCTATTTTTCAACTTTTTAATGTTGGGTTTTGGATATGTTGGAGAAATCAACTTATTAAATAGAACATTAGCAAATTTTATAGGTTTTATATTCTTCTTTTTAACCTATGGAACTATTTGGAAACTATTTCTGACTGGTTCTAAAGTAACAAAGCAATCTAAAATGATATTTTGGCTATATTTAGGATTATGGTCTTTATATGGTGTCTTTTATCAGACAAATGAAACAACAAAAATGATTGGTTATAATATGCTTGATTTATTAGCAAAAGCATTTATTGGACTATTCTTTTGGTTATATTTATCAAAAATAGTAAAGTTTTAATAAAATGGATTTTTGGCTTCTATTAGCCATTGACTAGACTTAGTATCTAAAATTCTTGTATTATTAAAATGTTTTTTTAATAATTCAAGAATATTTACACTTTTTGGGCCTGACGGGTCATACTTATATACTTTATCAACAATACCTATATACACTAATCCACCAGGATTTAAGAGTGCTTTAATTTTAACCATTACATTATTATATTGTAAATAAGGCATATTCCATAAAAAGCATGTAATTACACCAAATTGTTTAGAATTATCCATTGTTAATAAATCTTGCTTTAAAAGTGTGATTTTTTTATTTGCCCACATCTCGTGAAATCGTGAAGAATCTATATCAATACCTAATACACTTGATGCACCAACTTTTACTAAATTTTCACAATTTGCTCCATTTCTTGTTCCAATATCTAAGCAACTTTTATTAATAAAATTACAACTGTTTTTCAATAATTGATTGTAAACATCATTAGCATAATAATCATTAATCATTTGTTTTTTATAATTTTATTATTTATTATAAAATAAGTAAAAAAATTTATATTATCAATTTTTTAAGCAACTTGATTTATGCTTTATGTTTTATGCTTTATGCTTTACCACAATTTATTATAATAAATTGTACTAATTACTTCTATTAATTCATTTGCAAGTTTGGCCTCATCAATATCAAAGAAGCAGTGTATTTTATCAAGGATTAGCGATGCTTTATCGTCCGGACATAGTTCCTTATCTCCTGGTTCGCGCAATAATGTATTATATACATAAGTTATTACAGGAATGTCTTCACACGTCATGCTAACTTGTTTTATATGTTCAATATAATCTTGAACAAATGGCAAATCAATAGTAAATGTTAGATCACTAAATGTTTGAGGTTCTAATGCCTTCCTATATTTCAAGTATTCAATTATTAAAATTTCATTAGCATAAGCATCACAAATAGTTCGCGCACATATGTTTTTAAATTTATTTTCTATATATGCTCCTGTTAATAGTTCAATATTAAGATGCGGTTCATAATTAGTTTTTTCAATAAGCATTTGCTGCTTTAGCATTTTATAGTATATATTGATTAGTAATAATAATAAATTAGTAATCAATTTTATTTAATGTAAATCATGTTTTTCAATAACAATAGTAAACAATATAAACAATAGCATACAAAACATATATAAAAAAAAATTGATTTAAATATAATTTAATAAATTATATTAAAACACTACTATTATGGCGTCATTCATTCAAGAAGTTGTTGCTATTATTGACCGGTCGGGTTCTATGTCTGGCAAAGAAGCAGATACTGTTGGTGGTATTAATTCAACATTAGACATTATTAGACAAGATTTAAAGCCGGGTGAGCGTGTAAATGTATCAATTAAGTTATTTGACCACGAAGAGCGTATGCTAATTAGGTCATTAAATATTGAAGATGTGCGGCCTCTTGAACTAAGACAATTTGTTCCTCGTGGTCAAACCGCTTTATACGACGCGATTGGTTCAAGTCTTACTTATTTTATGGAAAAGAAACTACATGAACCAAACAGTTATACTAAGTGTTTGATTTATGTAGCTACTGATGGTTGTGAAAATTGCAGTAAAAAATTTAACGCACAAACGTTAAAAAAGCTAATTACTAGTGCACAAGAATCATATAACATTGAGCTAATGTATTTAGGAGCAAATCAAGACGCAATTTTAGAAGCATCTAAAATCGGAATTGAAGAAGGTCATGCTATTAATTATAGTGAAACAAAGGATGAATGTCGAGCAGTATATAGGTCTCTTGGTAATGTTGTAAATAGGCAAAGGAGTTGTGCGCCAACCGCGTTTACACAAGTAGAGCGTAGCCAATCATACCAACCAACTACACCACCACCAACTAGTCGTTCTAATGAACCACCACGGTTAAGGCGTCAAACAAGCGTAAGACCGGCATTCTTTTAAATACAAAAACTATATACAAAAATATAAAATTATAAAATTATAAAATTATAAAAACAAAAATTCAAAAAACTCATATTTTTTTTATAAAATAGCACCTAACTATTTTATAAAATAACTATACATTGGGTGGGGTTCGAACCCACGAGGCCGAAGCCATGCGAACTTGAGTCGCACCCCTTAGACCACTCGGGCACCAATGCTTAAAAATTAATAGACAAATGTCTATTACTATTATTAATGCTAATGTCTTTATATTGTTTCGCTATATTATATAATTTGTGTTTGTATATAGCTATTAATATTATAGGCAAGCGGAGCATATAATATAGAACTTATGTTTGCTAAATATAACTTAATTTGTTTTTCTTTTTCTATTGAAACATAAACATAGGCAATATCAAATGTGCCGTATGTTGCCCAATAACACCATGCTAAATTAGTTAAACATGCCATACAGGAATGATATAATGTAACGCTATTAGGTATATAAATGTTTACATATAAAAATGGTAAATTATGTAAAATCATATTTCCAATATGAAAAATAGGGAGCGAAAGTCTTTTTCTAATAGCCATTCTCTTAAAAGTTGTATTATCTAGTAAATAAGCTCCATTAAATGTGAAAAAAATCAAATAATTCCAACAATAACTTATACTATATAAATAATTATAATCCATATAATTGTTATATGGTTTAAAATAACATAAAATAAATAAGGCTAAGTTTATATTTGTAAAAGGAATAATTTTCTCTCTAATAATAAACTCCATTTTACTAATCTTAATTAATAATTTTGAGTAATAACTATTTAAATGCTATTGTTTCATAATTATTTGCTAATATGTTTTCTTTAAATTTCTTTTTCTATATTATATAAAATAATATATAAAATAATATATAAAATATATAATGATAACAAGACAAGCACCATCAGAAAGTGCAAACAACTTTACATTAGGAACAAAGAAACGCGGTAATGATGGCAATATGTGGATAATAATACAAACAAAAAATAGTAAGCGGTGGTCTAAAGTAAATGAAAATAAATTACAAAAAACAAAAAAAAATCAAAAAAACAATCAGACAAAAAAAGCAAAAAAAAACACCATTTCAGTAGATAAATTAAGACAACTACTTAAAAAATATAATGTAACAACAAGAGGTTCAAAAGAAGCAATGGCTCAAGGTTTATTTAGATTGAGCAGTTCAACAATCGAAAGTAATGATTTAGAATTAATTTATAATTTATTAGATAAAGGTCAACAAAAAAAAGCAACAAAACTCATACAACATAGAATCAGTAAACCAATTACTAATTATAAGGGAATGTATGAACCACTAACCAAACCAATAAGTTCAATGACGCGCACAGAGTTAATAAAGAATTTACAGAAATTTAGAATTAGTTGGGAAAAAATTACTAAAAGAGACCAAGATTTATCAGATGAACGTTTAAATAGCGAACCAACTCACCAATTACGAAACTTAATTAAATTTTATTATAGTGACGGCGCAAAATTGTTAGCAGAAGATTGGTTACGTAAATAAGTTTAATATTTTATTAATACTATAAAAAAAATTGAAAACTATTGAAAAATATTATTAAACAAATAAATATAAAAACTTATAATCATTTGCAATGGCACCACTTATACTCTCTATTGATGGAAATATTGGTTCTGGAAAATCAAGCATTATGCGTTATTTGGAAAAAAATCTGGCTAATTATTGCGCTTCAAAAGGCAATACTTGTAAAATCTGCTTTTTACAAGAACCAGTTTCAAGTTGGGAATCAATTGGAGATGCCAACGGAAAAAGTATTATTACGCACTTTTATGAAAATAATGAGCGCTACAGTTTTGCGTTTCAAATAATGGCATATACAAGTCGTATGTCATTATTGAAGGAAGCGCTAAAAGGAGATTATGACATTATTATTAGTGAGCGCTCCGTTTATACAGACAAATTGGTATTTGCAAAAATTCTATATGATGCTAAAAAAATGAGTCTTATTGAATATATAATTTATTTAAATTTGTTTAAAGAGTTTCAAACTATTTTTCAAGATTTAAAAATAGTTTATATTAGAACGTGTCCTGAGATTTGTGATTTGCGTGTGCAACAGCGGGGTCGCTTGGGAGAAACTATACCGCTCCAATATTTAAAAGATTGTCATCATTATCACGATATATGGTTAAATAACCCAACTGCTATTGAAGAAGGGTTAGTGCTAGTGATTAATGGAAACGAAGAAACAAATACAAGCCAGTTTATAGACAATAATTTTTATGACGAAGTAACAAGAAAAGTGTATGATTTTATTACACTATAAATTAATATAAACTGTTATATTCAATATTTTTTTCTCCTTATTTACCAGTTTAGTAAATAATTTTTAATATTTAACTTTATTAGATAAATTTTTATAATATATTATTATAATATTATAAATGCCATCACCATTAAGTTTATCAAATTTTATTAACAGATTATCTAGAAGTCTATCTGCATTACAAATCTTACCGCAACGCACTACAAGTAATAAAAGTCTAAAAAATAGAAAAGCTACTAAGATTCAGAGAACTTATAGAGCACATGCTACGCGGCAAAAATTAGAAGCAAAAAAACTCGAAACACAAGCTGAGCATCTTTTTTGTAAAAGTAGAGCTGCTAGAGCAAAGGCAGCAAAAAGACTCGATGACATGGCTCGCGATGTTGATGAAGATAATATTGATACTATGGTCTATCATTTATGGCGCGACCTAAGCAACAAGGAACATGCAAAGTGGATTGCCAAGGCAAAAAAGAAGTTGACACAACAAAACAAAAACGCAACAATTAATCCTGTATCTGAATAGTTAATGGGTTATTATTTAGCATAAAATAAATAAAGAATAAAATATTATGCTGTATTATAAATGCCATCACCCCCAAATTTTTCTGGTAGACTATCTACATTTAATGCATCAAAAACACTAATGGATTCATTTAATGCGTCACCGTTATCATTAAATAGCAAAAGTAAAAAAAATAGAGTTGCTACCAAAATTCAATCAGCTTTTAGAGGACGCAGAACGCGACGACAATTTACAGCCAAAAAACAACAACAACAAGTATTAACTAATAAACAAATAGAAGACGAAGCAGAGCGGCTCTTTGGCAAAGCTAATAAATCAAAGGCAAAACAAGCTATTATAGACATGGGGCGCGACATAGATCAAGAACGTATTGAATATATGATTGGTGAATTGTTTATTGAGTTAAAGCATGAAAAACCACATATATATGCGTCATGGCTGGCTAAAGCTAAAAAAAAGTTGTCAAAGTAAATTAGATTTATAATTTTTTAAATTATAAAATGTTATTTAGCATAATTTTATAATTTTTTAATATTATACTATATTATAAATGCCATCACCTCCAAATTTTTCTGGAAGACTATCTACATTTAATGCCACAAAAACACTAATGGATTCGTTTAATGCGTCACCGTTATCACTAAATAGCAAACGTAAAAAAAATAGGGTTGCTACCAAAATACAAGCATTATTTAGAGGACATAATACAAGACGGAAAGTCAAAGCCTCAAAGAAAAAAAAACAGTCCCGCATTAGACGAGCATTATCAAAACTAGATGCCCCTATGTTAGATCTTGGAAGACTATTATCATCTAGTGGTCGCACAACACGTAGTAGTCGTAAATACTAATTATAAGTAACATTAAGTTTTTTATTCCTCATTTTTGTCATATAACTTAACGTACTAAGTAATTCTTGTTTATTATCTGATATTAAAAATTCATTAGACTTTGTAATTAGTCTAATATTTCTATATTTAGAATTACTCCAAATACGCTCTAATGTAAAATTGTAATCTTTATATACAAATGTTTTTCTTTCTTCACCACTAGTCATAAATTTAGTATAAGCGTCATGTTCTTCTTGATTAGCTTCAGAAACAGTTGGAATACTAGAGTTAGTATTGTGCATTTGAGATGTTATATATACTTCAGTCATTATTTATTATTTTATATTATAGTTTTATAATATAAAATATTTAATATGTTTCAATTTTTTCTACACATTAATGCTAATGTCAGCAATTACACAACAACACTGTTCAAGTAGACCCTTGTAATTATATATATTTTAAATATAAAAGATATATAAAATATATATAAAATATATATAAAAGATATATAAAAGATATATAAAATATATATACATATATGAAGTTATTAACTATTAAAACTGACTATGCAGAAACAATAAATATTGCCATTAATTTACAAGGAAATTATAATAAACCAGTTATATTTCATTGTTATTGGCATGGTAATTTGAATGAAAAACATTTATATTCTATACTATCATGCTATTATTTTAATGTATATAGAAATAAACATAAAATTATATTATGGTTAGAAAATAACATCCCTAATAAATATAACACAGAAATAGAAAAATATGCACAAATTAGATATTTTTCATTAATTAGTGAAAAAACTAATACGGACTTTATTAAGAATAATTTTTATTATAATAAATCATTATCTTTTTATTCAGATGTTGTTAGATATCTATTGTTATATAACTATGGGGGTGTATGGTTTGATTTAGATTGTTTTATATTAAGAAATTTTGACCCTATATTTTCAAACTTTGAAAATGAAATATGTGTTTATCAATGGGAAAATCAATATTATCCAAATGGCGCAATATATATATCGCTAGAACCTAAATCATTAAAAATGAAAAAAAATATTGAATTTATTATTGAGCGCAATCGTGGATGGGGATTTCAAGAAGCACAACTTACATATAATTTACCATTAGATATGTTGGTTTTACCGTGCAGTTGGTTTGATGCTAACTGGATAGACAACCCATATAACATTGAGAGATGTAATTTTGATAATTTTTTTAAAAATACAGACAAACAATATAATTTTGATAATTTTTTCAATGGTAGTTTTTGTTATCATTGGCATAATAATTGGAACAACACTGTAGAAGATAATAGTATTATTATACAATTAGTTAAAATAATTCAGAACAACTTATAAAAAGTTGAAAATTTACAATTATCAGTCTTATGTTTTGTCATCTATATTATTTTTTTAATTTTATAATATTATATTCAAGCTATTTAATTAGATTAGTTCTATTTTTTTGTAAGTTTTCGTGGTTTCGAGTTAAAAAGTGTCTATTTTTTAGTAATATATTACCAAAGACTGTTTCAATATTATATTCCGAACCGTAACTGACAAATTGATGTACGGCTGTGGTTCGTGGTGTGCACACTAATGGGTGTGTCAAATACATAATACCAAGCACGTTCGAAAAAATGTGCTTCAATTGGATTATTATGATATTTTACTTCTAATATTAATTTTTTATAATATTCAATTGGTTTATTTATTATATTTTCTTTTTTAACAGCAAATATAGCATTTTGATATATATATATTGGATTTGGATAATTTAAATCTATATTGGTTATGAACCATTCTAAAAATGTTATTTGCTTATTATTTTTATAAGCAAATTCTGACCAACAAGTGTGAGTTTTAGAATTCCAATTGTGATCCCAATATATGTTTTGTCCTATATCATAATGTATCATAAAATTTCGGGATTTTGAATTAACTAATGCTTCATTTTTAATATTTATTAAATAATTAATATCATTACTACCTTTATGATCTGCTATGTTTGCTTGTGTAAAAACTACTACATCGGGTAAATTATAATAATTTGTAATTATATAATGTAAATAAGTATCACTCTCTCTTCCAACATTTTCTAAAAATATTTCATTTTCAATATCTAATTTGTCACCTTTATTATATATAATACAATTAGACATTTCACTACTTAACCAATTAATATTTTCATTATACCTTGCTACTATAATTTTATATGACATTTTATAATAAATAAATATAATTATTTCTTTAAATTAATTTGTTAAATTAATTTGTTATAGTTTTAAAAAATTGAAGTGATTTTACATTGTTAAATCACATAGCCTGGAAAAAAGACAAAGGCAAAGGCAAAGACAAAGACAAAGGCTATGATGTCTGTTGATATTGTTGATATTGTTGATTCTACTTTTACAGAGGCAAAAGTAGTTAAGCAGGTGCGCTATCCAACTGGCTATAACTTGTTTTGCACTCATACACGCGAGCAAGGCATTTGTCAAAAGCGTTGGAGAGCAATGGACGTTTCCGAACGGGAAATGTGGAATACTAAGGCTGCAGTTATCAAAGATGCTATGATTAATGGTGTTCCCATTCCGTTGTATGTGTTGCCGCGTAAGTCCAAGAATAATGATGAAGCACAACTGCTAGCATGTGAAGGCGAAGTTTGGCGAGTTATGTCATGGTGGCGTAAGACAGAAAAGACTAAGCCTGTTATTCTTAACAAGATGCCCAAAGGTATGTGTGCTATTAAAAAGCAGCGACCATGCACACGTGTCTAATACACCTACTGATGTTAACTCCATGTTATACTTTTTTTTCTCTTTTTGCGCTATAAATATTATATTAACTATTATTATGACTATTGCTATTTATAGCGCAAAAAGCGCAAAAAAACACAAATATACATTTATTATGTTACATCCTATGTGTAATACTAGTTCATATTTTGATGACTATATAGACTATTTTAAAAAATATGATAGTGCTTTAACAAACTCTATTAAATTTGTTTTACCAGAGTCTTTGACCATGGATATAGACTATCCAAACAATAAACAATATAATGTTAAGTCATGGTATAATTATTATACTTGTTACAACAACGTAAATAAATTAGATAAAATAAATACACAAGACTTTATTGATCAAACAAAAAAAATAATAACTATTATAAATGAGGAAGCTTCTATTTTAAAAAGTTATAAAAAGTTGTTTATAATAGGAGTTTCACAAGGCGGAACATTATTATTTAATATATTAAAGTTTTTACCACATACATTAGGTGGTTTATTTTGTATTAAATCACTTTATATGTATAAATATATAAATTTAAACACGCATAGTGCTGTTCCGATTTTTTTTTATAGTGGAAATAAAGATGAAATTTATAATTTAGAATTTCAACAAAAATGTGCTAAATTATTAGAACATTATTATATTATTAAATGGACTATTATTGACAACTTAGACCATCATACTAAAATAGAAGAAGAATATGATTTTATATTTAGAAATTTTATAGCATTAATAAAAATAGAAAAATAAAACTATTTTGGATTTTGGATTTTAGATTTTAGATTTTAACAAATATGTAATTATGTTTTTGCAATACTTATTATATTAACTAATTATAATAAGTATGTCATGTAAAAAATTAATGTGTAAGCACAAATTAAATGATAAATCAATAACTATGAAATGGTTTAAGAAAAATCACCCAGATAAAGGTGGAACAATGCCTAAAGACGAATTTAACACAATTTTAGACTGTTATAAAGCTAATAGTTTTTGTGAAAGCAAGAATAAAACAAATAAAACAAATAAAACAAATAAAACTAATCAAGCAAGCCCTATTAAAAGTAATTCGTCAAAAGTAACTAAAAAGAATCGTGCACAAATTTTTAGATGTATGCGTAAAGTAGCTAATTTTAGCAAAATAGCAAATCATCATAAATTTGACAAATCGGTTTTTGATCCACTTCAATATAACAAAGACATTAACGATGCTTCACCAAAAATGATTCAATTATTAAACACATTATTAGCGTTAGATAGTCAAGACCAGAAAAATCACGGCCAAAAGTTTAAGCATTTTATATTTTCCGATGTTAAAGATGGGGGTGCCGGCGCAAAAATAATTGCCTCAGCGCTAGCAGCAAATGGCTACAATAATATAATTAGCTCTAAGAAAATTCCATCACAATTAGCTCCTAAACTCTATTTAAATATAGCAAATTCAAATTATAATAATTTTGCCTTATTATCTTCTAATACGATTTATGGAACAACTTTTAACGAAAAAATAAAAAAAGAGTTGCTAAAAACGTATAATGAGCGTCCAAATAATATACATGGAAAAAATATAAGGTTAATAATATTAGATAGTGGATTTAAAGAAGGCATAGATTTATTTGATGTAAAATACGTCCATATTTTTGAACCATCATTAACAATTGCCGATTTAAAGCAAACAATTGGACGCGCAACAAGAACATGTGGCCAAAAAGGTTTAGAGTTTCAAGACAATATTGGTTGGCCGTTATATGTGTATAATTATTATTTAACTGTTCCCGAACTAATGCGTAATACACTATATACTAGCAAATTTATGATGGAAAACTATATTAAAAGCGCAAATGAAAACGACGAAGATGTTTTATTATTTAAAGATATAGAAAAATATAATGATGCAACAATGAATTATAGTGAATTTGATAAGGCTATGAATAAATTATCAGAACAATTATATAGTTTAGCGCCAGTATTTGCGGTTGATTATGAATTAACAAAAAATTTACACAATTTTCCTGATTTAAATAGTGAATTTATGGAAGACAAATTATTTTTAATGGGTGGAACAAAATCAAGAAATCAAAATATGCAATCCAAGTTTTTCAAAATAGACAATATAAAATGTTTAGGAAAATGCGGAAAAAAACCAACATACGATATTCCTGTAAGTGTTGGTTTTATGAAATATGTATATACTAAATATAAACATCCAGAAAAATTATTAAAATCAAACACATTAAATAGACGCGCCTTTTTCTGTAACTATCTTAAAGATAATACAAACAACTTTTGCACTCAATTAAATAGTGAATGGAGTCTGCGTTATACAAAAATTCCATCAATTATAGAAGGCGCTAAAAATAAAAAAGATGTAAAATCAGACTTAGATAGTTTAGAGCTCACATTTGATGAGGACCTTTATGCTAAGTCGAAGGAAGTTAGTAAAACAAATTATCCAATTCTTTTATATAGTGGAGAGAAAAATAATGCTATTGTTAGCGTAAGTCCTAACTCAATTATTGGGTCAAATATAAGTCCAAACCTAAGCGCAAGCATTAGTCCAAGCATTAGTCCAAGCATTAGTCCAAGCCTAAGTGCAATACAAAACCATAGCCCATTAAAAAAGTTTGATTTCATTAATATGAGAGATTATATCAAAAATGCATATGCGCATAAGGATTTTAAATGGGAAAAAATGGAAATAAAAAACAATTGTATAGCTAATCCTAATGCTCAAGCAAATGTTATCTCTCTTAATCCTACACAAAAATTTATAACGCACTATTTTACTCCTTCTTCTCCATTTAAAGGGCTATTATTATGGCATTCAGTAGGAACAGGTAAAACGTGTACTGGTATAGCAACTGCGACAAGCAGTTTTGACAATGATGATTATAGCATATTATGGGTTACAAGAACAACACTAAAAAGTGATGTATGGAAAAATATGTTTGATCAAGTATGTCATTTAGTAATATTAGATAAAATTAATAAAGGACTAATTATGCCAACAGATATTGCCAAGCGCAAACAATTATTATCAAAAAATTGGCTTGAACCTATGTCTTATAAACAATTTAGTAATTTGTTAGCTAAAAAAAACAAAATCTATGATATATTACTTCAACGCAATGGTAAAGAAGACATATTAAAAAAAACACTTATTATTATTGATGAAGCACACAAATTATATGGTGGTGATTTAAAAGCCAGCGAACGACCAAATACAACAATTA